AAATTCTATTATTTTATTGCCATAACAAAAATCATAAGCATATCCCACTTTATCATTTATATATTTTTCTTTATTTGGTTTTATATGTAATGCTGATGTAATTTTTTGGATTATATCATTTGCAAATTTTTTATGTGTGAATTTCCATTAGTTTGCCCTTTTCGTCCCAAAAGATTGTGAGTTTTCATATATTCTTTTCTCAGCTGTTCGCACTCATCAACTGACAACAACGGATTTTTATCGAGCCAATAATCAATTGTTATTTTAATCTTTTTTCTTGAGCTCATATAATATCTTATATAATTTGTATTTAAGTCGCCATATTATACGACTATCAAATAGATTATAAATTTCAAATATTGGAATATTGTATGTGTTGTTACTTGTTATATACCTTTCAAATTTATTAATCAAATATTCATTTGACAATTTAACTTCAATTTCAGTTGTCATACCAAGGCATTTTCCACATTGTCGGCATGCAAGATATATACTCAATCGATTGTCCTGTACATGCTTCAAATAGCGTTTCTGATAATCGCGCAAAACAATATTCTTAACGCCCAATGGCGTCATCAACTTACAGTATTTATTGGCAAAATATACTATATCTTGCATACAATGCCTAAACTCTTCTATTTCTTCCGGTGTACGTTGAAAGACAAGTTCGGCTTTTGCCAATTTAATATTATTCATAAAGAACGGATTGGCTGACAGTTTGCGGCCTTCGTTCAAACCTTCAATTGCTCTATTAAATGCTACAGTTGACCAAATCGCTCGTCTCGCAAGCACGCCGTCTTTCTCTTCCTTGACAGGGTCAAATTCTATTTTATTGTTATTCATACAATTAGTCGTTTTATTGTGTGTTCCGTTAAAATGACGAACCGCCAACCGTTTGCTTCACATGCCTGCTGAGCGGCTGCCCATTTGCAACGATTTTTAATATAAGTTTTCATGACATAGTCATTTTCATAATACGGTTTTTGCGTCTCAGCATATGGCTTAATCTCGACTATCCATTTGTCACCATTCGTAAATACAACTGCAAAATCAGGATAATAATGATGTTTGCTTCCGTCGGGCATAGAATAATCAATACAGATTGGTTCCGATGCCCACGACTGCACTTTATCACTTCGTTCACACCAACCTACAAATTGTTTCTCCCATGAGGAACGAAATATTATGGGTTTGCCTTTCGCTGATTCTAACAATTTTTTACACTTGTCGGTGTCTATGTAACCTTGCTTATAATGAGAATCGCGTTTGGGCCGTAGGTTTTTAATATTATTCATAGTTTTACAATTCGTATTTACACTTGTCAGGAAACAAATTTAATAAAAATTCATTAATATAAGTATAGTCGTTTGTTTCGTCATCGTTGATGCAGATGGCTTTATATTGTGACAAGTCGTATTTATTTATATTTTTTATAACAGTAGATTTTGAACCTTTCAGCATAGTATCATCTGTTATTGTGTTACCGTGCTGAATATCGTATAAGTCAAAAATCCATTTATTATAATTCTTTTCATTATCGCGGAACCGTGTTATAGATTCACTTATTGCATTAAAGTGATGCATAACACAGTCTTTAATAGTATTTTTGTTGTATGCAGTAAAAGTGTGAGCGTCGGCATACACGACTGATTTATTTTCAGGCGTATTAAATATAAGATTATAGTCTTTTAACCGCAATGCGTCCCAAAAATATTTATAGGTACGTTTGTGCATTGTCTTAACAAGTTTGCCATCGCGTATGAAATCACTTATCTTGAGCGGTGCCAACGCATACAAGTCATCGTTACCGTAGACGAAATAATCAGCGACATCGTCCAATGCTCCAAGGTACATTTCTATCGCTGATGAATTGAACGTTGGCAATACAGACTGAGGCATGAACTTGTCGTGAGTTATGATATGCACCGTCTCACGGTTGACCCATGACGGTACTTGCGAATCGCTCATTACAAGCATGTGTATTTTGTCTATCCAAGGCATATTCTTTGCTATACTTCTAAACATAAACTTCAACAGCCCGTTATCTGCAAATCGTTGTTTGCCGCTCAATTCTGCTGCTTCTGTTTTATTATGATATTTATTATATAGCGACTGCCAATACGGGTCGCTCATTGTGACATACGGAAAGACAAAATCAATATGCGAACTTTGTGATACGTCTTTTACAGGTACAGTTTCAGCTTGCGCAGCAGTAGATTTATAATATATATTATTTAAGAGTCTTTTTGCCGTTTCAATATTGCTTTCTGTAACCTTAATATTATCGTTCAAGCATACAAGTTTGTATGGTGACAAGTCAATTTTATCATTCAACTTGTCCATCGAGTAATACGCCGCATTTATTGTTGATTGCTGATATTTACCACTGAGGTGCGCAGCAATAACATATAAATATTGATTAAAATTATCTATACGGCGAGTACGAGAAATATGCTTATTTATTTCACCCTTATGTTTAACGTAAAATTCTTTATTGAAACTGCGTATCATAACAGTGTCCCAATGTTGAGGTCTAAACTCAGGTGCAACAATTGGCTTGTCGTGAATCTTGCATAGAAATTTCCATTGCCCGAGCATTGTGCGCTCGAAGATAGTATTATTTCTATATTTAATTTCATTTAGAAAAACCTTCGGTTTTCCATCAATGAAATCACTCAATTCACATGGCGCCGTTATATATACGTCATCATTAGAGTATATAAATATCTCAGACAGCCCTGGTATGTCGTGGAGAAACATTTCAATAGTACAAGAATTGAACGTTGGCAAATATTCAGACGGTATGAACTGTGAATGAGTTACAATACGGACATAATTTGTGTCAACCCATGACGGTACTTGAGATTGTGAACTGACCAACATAACAGGTCGTGCCCATGGAGCAAAACGTCTCAGTCCTTCAATTTTGTATTTAAGCATATCACTGTCGCGGTATCGACAATCATTCAGTTTCCCAACGTATTTGTTATATTGTTGTTTCCATGTAGAATCATTGCTATTGACATAAGGAAAGACATAGTCTACGGTTTTCATTGTTGCTGTGTGAATTTATCTTTTATATAAAAATCAAACTCTCTATGCTCACCCGTGTCCGCGTCTATTACTCTGACAAACATTTTAGCATTGTCAAAAAGATACTTTGTCTTTAATTGCGCATTCACAAAATCACTTATTTCTGTATTTTTCAACAGCTCAAAAAATGCAGCGTCATCTGGGCAGTCAACGAATATAGGATAGACATTGACACCCACGAGTGTATATAAGTCATTCTGTTTAGGTACAGTACAGATATTAGCAGCGTAAAGCATAGATTAATTTATTTATATATATATATATATTAAAAAATAAATGAACTTGCAACGCAGCAATATAAGCGTGTTTGTAGTGCAAAAATCAAAGCGTCTCAAAACATCGCCGGAATGGCACCTTAGAAGCACTTCAGGCGCTTCAAACTGAAAAAACGATAAATATATCAGAAAGCACAGTGAAGCGCCTAAAGTGCTTAAAAAGCGCTATTACCTCAATGTTGTATTTTTGGGCTATTTTCGTTGTGGAATTTGTCTTTGGAATCTGTATAAAACACAAAGACCGGCAGAATCGTTATTCTTACCGGTCATTCAGTTTGTGTTTTCATAGTACTGAAATTTTTTAATTTGTTGTTCAAATTCACTTCATGAGTGTGTGGTTTCTTCGTGTGTTTTGTCTTGTTCAAATTCAAATAGTTCTTGGAGCGAGACTTGAACTCACAACCTTGATGGTATAAGCATCCTGCGCTAACCAATTGCGCCATCCAAGAATAAATGATTGCAACAAAAGCCGTGCTCAACAATTTGCAATCGCGCGCCGTGTACTTTAGCGTCTGTTTATTTGTTATTAACCGAAACAAAATATCACGGGACAATTTTGAACTTTCTGCCAACTCATCCTCGAGGAAGGCGGCGGGGCGTTTGTCATTTCGTTCCCCGTTATGAGTAGATTATAACACAAAAACCGGCAAAATTTACCATTTACCCAAAAATTTGCTGAAAATTTTTGCGAATGGGCGTATTTATTCGGGTGACGAGCTATCCGTCACCTCCAATATTTCTGCAATTTTGCGGTAGAACTTCATTTCCTGCGCTTGTCGAACAAGATACAACGCTTGTTCCAAAGTGTCAACTCGTACCGTATCGTATTGAACGCCCGAGCCATCACCACGTAAGAAATCAATACACCAAACATTATCTTCGCTATGCACTTGGGCAATGAAATCTACAAAAGAAAAATGTATCTCATTGCCGCGGACATAACAATTGTTTGTTCCAAGAAACTGTTCCATGACGCGCAAATTATTTACCTGTTATAGGTTTGAGACTTCCCGACCGAATTGCTCTAATAACATAATATGCTAATTCGCTATACATATCGAGCTTGCTCAGTTTAACACCAACCTTTTCACAAAATTCAGCAAATTCTGCTCTAACTCTGTCATCGTCCAACACTTGTTCCATATAGTCAATTGTTGAACTTTCGTCATGCTCGCGCATCCAATTGCTCCATGTTGTATATCCAAACTGCTTTAAGAAATCTTCAATTTGCTTCTGCGTCAGCTCATCTTCAACGCCATGAAACATATCTTTGACAAATTGCTTAAGAGAAATCATATTTATATATTAATTTATTGTTTTTTACGGTGGGTCTTTTGAGGAACGGCTCGAACCATCTTCTGAAGTTTCATCTTCGCCACCCTCAATATTATTTGTTCTGTCTCTAAATCGACCTTCTTGCTGTCGTGGCGCACTCCATCTATCGATAGCGGTAAGATAACCGATAATTCTATCGTAGTGTGTTAAGTGTGTTCCGCCACAACGACCACATTTGCAAACCGATTTATGAACGATAAGATGACAGTCATTACATTCAGTGTACGGCACATTAAATGTCAAATATTGACAGCCGTTTTGGAACGCCATTCTCAGCACTTGTGCAACTTGTTCTTTATCGAGATGTTCCGTCAAGTTGATGTGACATGCTGAACCGCCGTCCAAATATTCACCGATATAATTGTCGCCATGCATCTTAATACGTTCCTTAACAGAATACTTGTGTGAAGGAATAAATATATAAGACGTATAAATATTACGTTTGTTCAATCCTGTAACTGGGTCTATCTCTTTTGGAACCCAATATCCGTCGAGCTCGTCCCATTTGTAGTTCTTTGCGCCGAGAGATTCAGCAGGCACAAGTTCAGTGTTGAATTTCAAACCTACCTCACGAGTTTCCTTTGTGTTGCGTGCCTTGATATATGAGAATATCATTTGGCAGAATTTCGCATATTCAGGGTTATCTGAAACCTTGATTCCGAGGAACTCTGCAGCTTCATTCAAACCATTGAGACCAACAGTCAAATATTGCTTGTCCAAATCAATCATGCCTGCTTTGTAAATTGTCAGCATGTTGTTTTTGTACATATCGCGCAAACAGCAATCGTATGCGGTATGGTAACGATAGACACGGTCAAGCACGCGGCCAAGATAATTTGTATAATCGCGAGCAAATTTGTCGCCTTCGAACTTGTCATATCCGAGCAGCTTGCAGAAGTTTTGTGTAAGACGGTTAAGATTTATTGTAATAACGCTCTTAGAACCTGTCATAACACCCATGTTGCCGTTTGTGAATGAGAACTCTCTATCTTTTTCTTCAACAACATTTTTAAGTCGGCAGCAAGAAGAAAGCGAATCAACAGTTGTTGAATTATACAAAAACATCGAATGTCCCTCAGCATACATTTCAGTTGTAAAATTGAATGTATCTTTATCAAGCGGCTCTCGTGTTTCTGGGTCTATTACAATAGCATACGATTCAACAGGAAACGTCAGTACTGTGCGCAAACGTTCTTTGTTAAACCAACGGATAAATAATTGTTGAAGTGCATTAACAGAGTTCCAAACAGGTATGTCAAAGTCAACATCTTCACCGCGTTCCATCGCGCGCTCTTGTGTCTTAGTCAACGGAAACTTCATATCTGAAAACATTCCTTCAAAGAAATGTTTGTCGAAATATGAAAAGTTGATAAATACAGGTTGATTGCCGCGACTTGCAGCAGGTTGATTGAACGTATATACAATCTGTTGGAAATATTGAATAATTGCACCTTTGATTGTACGAGTGCCATCACCCAATTTATACAAATTGAAATCACTGTCACCCTCAGAATGAAATCCTTCGTACCAATCTGCAACCTCAGTATCTGTTAGTTGTCGACTTGCATCTTCAATGAGTTGTTTGCGCAATTCGATAAGTTCAGCATCATTGTTAAGGTCAGCGTCTGTCAACGAATTAAGTTCTTTGACATTACAAACCCAACGGCCTGTCTTATTAAGTATAGTTCTAAATTTGTCACCAATAGTATAGAAATTATCTAATTTATCAGCGTAATCTTGACCAAATTGCATACGAGCAAAATGGTCAAAGCATACAAAGAACTCACTTGTTGCAACTGCGCCTGCAAATTGAGCAGCAACAATGAAAACAAGGTTTATAAATGAACCACAAAAAGCATCGAGATTTGTAGGTTGACCTGATTGTCCTCCGACATTACGCAAGCCATGTTGTAAGAATGGGTACATCGAAATAGACGCACAGTACGGTGCTATTGCTCCAGCGAATGTCGACTCATCATGCTTATATATGATATGCGAGTTGAGGTCGTAAGAATAATTTGTGGGATTGAAACCAGGATACAAGTCATGTAACTTATGCATCACCATTTCACGGTTAATCTCAATATTCGTTGGCTTGTGCAACTCAGAGTTCATAACGGCAATATTCTTATCGCCGACATTTGAGTTGTCATCTATTGTTGCATTGGCTGTGTTTGGCGCTATGAGATATTTTTCCATCCACTTTTTACATTTGCGCATCAAGTCACGAGTTTTGCGTCTCTCAAAGCGCGAAGCAATGTAGCGTCCTGCATTATCGTTCCAACCATGAGCCATAAGCACATTTTCCACAGCATCTTGAATTTCTTCAGGTGTCAAGATATAACAAACGTTATATTGACGTCGGCACTCATCAAGCAATTCTTGCATAAGCTCGTCAGTCACATTAACGCCTGCCTGTTCAACAGTTACTCTTATTCGCTCGGGGTCGAAATCCTCCTTTTCGTGTTCACGGTTAGTGACGTATGGGATTGGGTGATTTGTTGGCACCCAATCTTCAATTTGGGTTTTTTGTCTTCCCATAGGAATCAATTTTCTGTTATATTTGTTTTGTGATTATAGAATAACATTTTAACCAAGACTGTTTACTGTTTTTGGAAATTTTAATTAATTTTTACCAGTTCAAATCAGAATAAGAATATTCCATACGATAGTCATCGTCCTCTTTGTTGAGGTCAATTTCATTTGTCATGTAGTTAAGCAACATTGCTGTAATATATTTACGCAAAACTTTTCTATTTGACGCTGTCAATCTGATTGGCTCGTCAGTGTTTTTCACATATTCATCATAGAAAATTTTACAAAGTTTGTCAACAACTGAACTTGTCTCCAGTGTAGTAACATCAAAATCACCTTTTTTATAACGTTTTACTAATGTGTCTCCCAATGCGCAAAATCGAGCATAATTGCTTCGGTCATTATCAACAAACAAGCAAACATTATAAATCAGCTGTGCATCGCGGCCTGTTGCCTCTTCAGCACCTTCCATTATAAAGTCAATTAATGTTTTCATATATTATATAAATTTATTCTATTATTCTCGTATTTACTGATGGTGAACTTACGTTTGAAACTGCGGTGCGTATCAGTGCTGATGATTCAACGACAGTTTCAGGCGCAAATATTGGCATGTTTGTAGACAATTCGATGGTCAACGAAACAGCTTTATCTCGAGTATCAGTGTTTGAAAAATCAAACTCAACGGAATACTCAGGGTCAAATTGCTCTGGCACTTTATAAGAGCATTCTATTGTATCGCCAAGGTAAGAAATATAATATGATTTAATAAAGATTAAATTTGCCATTATTTGCTGTATCAAATCATAAGTATCATTCATTGACTTGAGATAATATTTGAGTTCAAAGTCCATCTTCAGCGGCAAACGGCGCATCTCGGCAGTCATACCGTATACCTTTTCGTCATGCTCAATATTGAAATGCCCACGGACATAAGGATTAGACAATTGGTCAGTCTCGACTGAAATGCCCTTAGGTTGAATTACACAGCGAGGTGTTTGTGTATACGGAAACGAATCGCTTGGCATATCACACGGTTCAGACCCATTGCCTGGACCCATCAGCTCAACATACATCTCAGCGTCACCTGTTGCTAATATGAAATGTGGCACCTTCTCACCGCGGATAGATATATATTTATTTAAGTCAAATATAAGACCTTTAATTGCGGTGGTAAAGAAATTTTGCTGAGCGTTGATGTCAATTTCTCCAGATAATATTTTATGTCGAAGCTCTGTTTCCATCACTTAAATCATTATTATAAATATATATTATAAAATAACATGAGAAAAATCATTTTACTTTTATTGTTGTTTGTCTGCTGCGCTACTTTTTCTTCCTGTCGTTCAACAGATAAATATGAATGTCCTGCTTATAGTTTTAGACGATGAAATCACTTAAAAAATTGCTTGGTCTCACAAATTACATAACACAACAACTTGCTGAACAACCACAGACAATAGACGGTCATATACACCTCTTTGATGCAAAGAGGCACATTGATGGCACAGCTGATATTAATGTTGGTTTTATCGACATTAATTTGAAGCGATTGTCTGATTATGAAGGCAACAAGTTGTACGATTTGTACCAG